CGGTGAGCCTCCGCGAAGCGCATCACCCGCCGTACCAACTTGATCACCGCCACCGGCAGCGGCTCCGGCCGCGCCTCCTGCACGCAGTCCGGCAGCAGCGCCGTCTTCAGCTGCAGGTGCTGCAAGCCTAAATACTGTACGTTGTACACCGCGCACATCCGCGCCACGATGTCGTCGCCCGGCAGCCGCTCCCCGGACTCGTAGGCGCGGATGCTGGTGTCGCTGACCGCCAGCCGCTCCGCCGCGGCCTCCTGCGTCAGACCCGCCGCTTTCCGGGCGGTCTGGTAGATGTTTCCGCCGTCCCTTGCCATGGACAACTCCTCCTTTCTCCGCTATGCTGACCTCAGTGGGCAGCGTCGCTCATCAGCTCCATCTCCGTGCACTGCAAGATCGCACACAGCATGGCGCGGTGCTTCTTGCAGGGCGTCGCCTTTCCTCGCTCCCAGTAGCTGATCACAGACCGGTCGACGTTCAGCTTGTCCGCCAGCGCCTCCTGCGTCATGCCGGTGCGCTCGCGGTACTCCTTGATCCGCACTTGTTTCACCTCCAATCGTGAAATTTCACCTTGCGCGCCGAAAAAAAGGGTGGTATAGTGTTCATGTCAGCAAACAACTACACACCCGTTTTCCCGAGGGGGATACAATCTGCGCAAGACCCAGTGGAAACCCTCAAATGTACAACAGGCAGGGAAAACATGGAACCTGATAGGATTCGCCTAAACAACGCAGCCGTGCGACAGGCCGTCAAGACTGCGCTTCGGGGTCTTCTGCCGGAGGATTGATACCGCTGTGCCACATCAGCAGGCTGGGCAGCGCCGCCACTTCCTGTGGGGTGCCTTTGCCAGCCAGCACGCGACGAGCAAAATCAGCGATGTCCTGATCCAGAACCGTGCGAAGGTCTACCATCTTCTCACCTCCCTCTCGTTCTCACCGGAGGGACAAGTTAAGCATAAATCCGCAATTGCGGATTGTCAATATATAAATTCGCATTCGACAAATTATCGTCGCATTGCACAATTCACATATAGTGCGAGGTCACAATGGACAGGGAACTTTTTGTGCAGAATATCAAAGAGCGCTGCCGCGCAAAGGGAGTCAAGCCCACCGTGGCCTGTCGCGAAAGCGGTGTCGGCTCCAGCTTTATAAACGACTTGGAACGGGGGAAAACTCCGTCCGTGTCTAAGGTGCAGATGCTGGCGCAGTATCTCGGCTGCACCGTCTCCGACCTGCTGGGGGAGAAGGAGACGCCGCCGGATCCGGTGCGGCAGGAGTTCATGCGCCTGCTGGACAGCATGACCGCCGAGCAGCGGAACGAACTGTTTGCCTTCATGCTCCGGCTGAAGCGGGAGCGGGAAAAATAAAACGGTGCCCGAATCGGGCACCGTCTCTCAGAGGATCTCGCCGCTAATGATTTTCAGCGCGGCCGCCAGGGCCGCGGCCTGCGCCGCTTCGTCCAGACTGTCGAACAGCGCCAACAAGTCCTCCTCCCACTCACTCATGTCGCGTCCCTCCTCAAGATAGTACCTATATCGTACCACTTCGACGGAATATATCCAGTAAAATGCAAATTCTTTGCAAAAAATATATGTAAGCGGCAGATTTGCCGCGGAAAGAGGTCAAAAATGAAGAAAATTTCTGTGTTCCTGATGGCCGCCGTTTTGGCACTGTCCATCTGCGCCTGCGGCAGCGCGCCCGCCAACAACGGCGGCGAGCAGACGAAAGACCCCGCCTCTCCTCCCGACCTGACCGGCGAGTGGAAGCAAGTCAACAGCAACTCCGAGGATGCCTGGCAGGCGGCCACGATCTCCGGCAGCGAGATCATCGTCAACTGGGTTTCCGATAACGGCGACACCAAGAGCCTGTACTGGGCGGGAACATACGTTGCCCCCACCACGACCGATGAACCTTACTCCTGGGATTCCGAGAACGACAAAGAGCAGACCTCCCTCGCGCTCTTGGCCAGCGGCGACGACACCAAGACATTCACCTACGCCAACGGCCAGCTGAGCTACGAGGCCAGCGCTCTCGGATCCACCATGACCATTCGCATGGAGAAGGTCGGCTAAAAAAGACAGAGGCGGTGTCCGAATCGGACACCGCCCTTCTTGATGATGGGGGGGATGTTATGAAGTGCAAGAATAAGGGCTGCGGCCGCGAGATAGACGCCGACTCCGTCTACTGCAAGTGGTGCGGCACCCGGCAGGTCCGGGAGCAGCGCAGCAAGAACACCGCCCACACGCCCACCGCCCGGAAGCTTCCCAGCGGCTCGTGGGCCTGCCGCGTCCGCGTCAACGGGCAGGACGTATCCATCACCCGCGAGACCAAGGAGGAGGCCATTGCCGAGGCCATGGCCATCAAGCACGGCCTCAAAGCTCCGGACACGCCCCGCGTCACCATGACGCTGGAGGCTGCCTACAAAGCCTATATCGAGTCCCGCGATGGCGTTCTGTCTCCCTCCACCGTGGCCGGGTATAAACGCCTCCAGCGCAACACATTTCAGCGGCTCATGCCGATGCAACTCTCGTCCATCACTTCCGAGCACATTCAGCGGGAGATCTCCGCCATGACGAAGAGCAAAAAAAGCCCGAAATACATCGCCAACGCAGAGGGCCTTCTTTCCTCAGTCCTAAAACAAACCATGCCGGACAGGCACTACTCTCTGCATCTCCCAGCTAAACGAAAGCCGGACCTTCGACAACCAGACGACAAAGAGATTGGAGCGATCCTGACCGCCTTCCGTGGCAGCCCTATCGAGCTGCCGGTGCTCATGGCCCTCTGGATGGGTATGCGGATGTCGGAGATCCTCGGCGCACGGCGCGAGGATATTGACGGCGGAAAACTGCACATCTGCCGGGCGGTCGTCCTGGACGAAAACAACAAGCCCGCGGAGAAGGACAGCGCCAAGACCTATGCTGGAGACAGGTGGGTCAGCGTCCCCGGCTACATTGCCCAGCTCATCGCGGCCACCGGGCGCGACAGCGGGCCGCTGGTGACTTTCTCCGGGGCAGCTATTTATAAGCGGTTCGTCCGCACGCTGGATCAGGCAGGCATCCCCCGCTGCCGCTTCCATGACCTACGGCACATTAACGCCGCCGTCATGGTGCGCCTGGGCGTGGACTCAAAATATGCCCAGGAGCGAAACGGCTGGGCCTCCGATCGGATGTACAAGCAGGTCTACGCCTACGCCATGTCAGATCAAATGACCGCGATCAACGAGAGCATAGACGACTATTTTGGCAACAAAATGACAACTGGAAATCAAGAAAGCACGTAACCATGCGGTTTATAGTCATTTAGCCCACGGGTTCGACTCCCCTCAGCTCCACCAAAAGGGAAAACCGCCTGATTGCAACGATCAGGCGGTTTTGTCTTTATTCACAAGGCTTTGCGGCTCGCCGCGTGTCCGAGACGGCGCGAAAACCGTCCAGCCTCGCGGACTGTTTTGCGCTCGATAAAAACAACTTTTGACAATGAAATGACAACGGTGCGCCTGCGCCTACTCGATGACAATACCCTCTTTTTCGCACTCGGCATCAAGGTACCGCCACACGATGGACGAGAGGGACTGCCCCCTCCGACTGGCCAGCTCCCTGTAGGCTTCGGCCTTCTCGCGGCGAACGCGAATCGACAGCGCCTCCGTGTTTTTCTTGTGCCACGCCGCGCTGGCGGCGGCGTTCTTCCTGGCAGCCTCTTCAGACAATTTCACGCCTTTTCTCGGCATCAAAACGCACCTCCGTCCTCAAACTCAAGGGACGAGTCGACGAATGTGGCGGTCTCCCAAAGGGATGCGCAGCAGTCCGGAGTGCGCGGAGCAACCATTTTCACGACCCGGTAGTCCGGCATCTGCTTCAGCGCCGCGCTGATGATGTCGCGGCAGTCCTGCGCGGAGAGATGCTTGTGGCCAAGCGCGACGCCTACGTCGTGCAGGCTGACGATCTTGCTACCCTCGGATTCCTTAACGATTTTTTCAATGATCTCGGTCTTGAACTCCTTCATGATTGACTCCTCCTGTTCTTGGTATGGCTTTATTATATACCATACCAAGAACGTTGTCAAGCTATTTTGCAGAAAAAACAAAAAAGATATCCCGCACCGTTTCGGTGCGGGATATCTTTTTCAAGTTACACCCCCAGCAATTTCCCCCAAGTCCCCTTTCCGGCGATACCGTCAGCGCCGAGGCCGTACTTGGTCTGGAACTTCTTCAGCGCCGCTTCCGTGCCGCTGCCGAAGTCGCCGTCCGCACCGGCAGCACCGCAGGAGAACCCGTAGGCGATCAGCGCCGCTTGCAGGGTCTTCACGTCCGCGCCCTCCATGCCGCGCTCGAGCGTCCGCACCTGCATGGGCAGCGTCGTGTCCTTCTCCGCAGGTACCGTCACCGGCGCGTTTTCGCTCTCTACAAAGGGCACGCCCAGCGCCGCACACAGCCCCTTGGCGATAGTCTCGCCAATCAGGGTGGTATTGTCGATGATCCACTGGGCAACACTGGGAACATCGTGGAAGTCCACCTCGATATACACCGTCGTGGCGGCAGGGTGCTTCACCTCGTACAGCGCGGGGTAGGCGCGGATCACGTCCGGCGCACCCGGCGTCACAGGCCCCAGCACGTCCAGCACCGCCTGACACGCCTTGTACCCGGCGCTGTTTCGGTCACCGCTGTAACAGAACAGGTGCGTACCGCTGGCCTTGCCGTTGCAGGCGTTGGAATGAATAGGGACGTGCAGGTCAGCCTTGAAGCGGTTGGACGCTGCCACACGGTTCTGCATGGTGTCGTACTGCCCCAGCATGACCTCCACGCCGGAGCGCTCCAGAGCGGCCTTGCAGGCCTCGGCAATGCGTCCGCACTGGATGGCCTCGGTGGTGTCGCCCACCGCGTAGGTGTTCCGCCGCTGGTCGCTGGGGGACAGATACACCCGTTTAGCCATCGTTCTTCGCCTCCTTGTGGTACTGCGCCGTAGAGATGCACAGCACCGCGCCGAGGAACGTGTCCACGGCGGTGATGGTGGTCACCACCTCGTCTGCGTAGGGCCACGCCCACACCGCCGCCAGCGCTGCGTACAGCGTGGCCACGGCGGGCATGACGATGATGACCAGCCACTTGAGGATGTCATATACCTTGTTGTTCAGCTTCATAGCAAATTCCTTTCCGGCGCGTCTGCGCCTGCCTTTTATTTCCCGCTCTTGAGCAGCGCCGCCGCACAAAAGCCGATACACGCACCGATCACGATGTGTAGAATCGCCATTTTTTACACCTCTCCGTATGCCCTATCGTATGGGCAGCTTCCGCACTTCCTCCATGACGCGCCGCGCGCTGCCGTTGCCGCCCATCTCCTCATACGGCTCGTAGAGGTACACCTGTAAATTCTCGTACTCGTCCTGCGTGACGTAGCCCCGCTCGATGTACACCATGCCGAGGTGGATGATGCGGTCGTGGGCCAGTCCCACCAGCATCTTCCGCTCCGCATCGTCTGCTCTGCTGCGCTTGGCCGCCAGCTCCATCCGCTTGAGGATCACCTTGCTCACCACGCCCCACAGGGCGGTGGAGGTCAGCAGCGCCACAATGAGCGGCACGCCGACATTCGTCCATATCTCCATCCCGCCGCTCCTTACAGCTCCGCGCTGTTGGCGTACAGCGTCGCACCACCCACGCTTACCGTACTCTGCGCGGGGTCCGTCCGCATAACGGGACGACAGTCCAGCGCCTTGGCGGGACGCGCCGCCGCCGTTGTGTAGACCTGATAGTACCGCTGACACCGCAGCAGCTCCCCGCCGTAGTCCGGCAGCTCGTTCAGCACCCACGCGCCGTTCTCCTGATGTGCCAGCGTCTGCTGCTCACCCAGCTCCAGCTTGATGGCCTTGATGTACAGCCCCTGATTAGCCGCCATGTTCTCGAAGCACTGAATCGCCACGATGGCGCGATCCTGCAACGTGCCGACGCTCCACTTTTCGAGCGTAAACGTATTTTGCACCAGCGTCCAGTCGGACACATTGGAGAGCGTCACGATGCCGCCGGACTGTGCCACGCGCAGCGAGGCGCCCTCTCCACTCCCCTTGTAGAGCATCGAGACCGTTACCGTCTGCCCGACCGCCGCGTCCGTTTCCAGTGCCTGCGCCCATGCGGGGTTGGCGGAGGCGGCGTTCTTGTACAGCTTGACGCCCTCCGCCGTCACATCCACAGACAGCGTAGCGCCGGTGGTATACCACATATCCACACCGTAGCCGGTTCCCGCGTAGCTCGTCTTCCCCCGCTGGTTCACGATGCAGCCGTCTGCAAACGTACCGTTTCGCAGCAGGTTGGGGCTGTATACCGCTCCCCCTGCTGGGATATCGATGTTTTCCGCCGTGCTGCCGTCGTAGGTGACGGTGGTATCTCCGCTGGTGATGGTCAACGCGTTGGGGTTCGGCAGCTTATCCTCCGTCGTCGCCAGCTTCGCGTTGCTGGCCTGCACACCAAAACCGGTAACAGCTACCGTAAAGGTCTGTGCCGGAAAGCCCATATCCGCCAGTTCGCCGGAGCCGGAGAATATCCATCGGCCAAGTTCAGGCACTGGGATGAATAGCGGCAGCGTTGCGGTGTACATTCCCATCTTACACCGGCATTCCAGCACCTTCCCCGCCTCATACGCCGCATTGATGTCGGCCAGCGCCACCGGGCAGGTATAATTGGGGTAGTTGCCCTCAAGGTCGATGTAGAATACCTCCGCGCCGATGTTGTCCCGCGCCTGCTGCTTCTGGGCCTCCGTCAGTGTTTGAGGTGCGTTATACTTGACGGCACCCTCAGCCGATGTTGCAGCGTCTGCGGCACTTGTTGCTGCCGCTGCCGCCGATGCTGCAGCAGCACTTTTCGCTTGCTCTGCCTGATCGGCAGCCGCGACCGCCTCCGCGACCTTAGCCGCCAGAACGTTGTAGTAGTCGCTGGAAATGATCTCCGCGTCGGGGAGCACGCAGGGCGCCACCTCGACGACGAAGCGGAATGTAGCCAGCCGCTCGGCCGCTGTCCCGGAACCGCTCCCGAAGATGTCGATTTCTGCAAAGACGTCTCCAGCCACAGCCAGCATCTGTGTGGCCACCGGGGCCGTGACGACGTTTCCGGCATAGGAAATAGTCTCGCCAGCTTCGGAAGAATCATAAAGACCGCCAGTTCCATCCGGTTTTCTGAAGCGGACCATGACAGACGATCCATCCGGCACGCTGTACGGCTGCGCCCCGTCCCACAGCGTGGCCACGATCGTCCGCGAGTTGCTATCGCCCTGCACCATGTGCAGGCGACAGGGGATCGAAAAAGCGGACAAGTTCAGCCCGATCGAGTGTTTAATATTCAAAAAAAATCCCTCCCTATCCGTTGTAAACTGTTTTCACGGAATCGATAGACCCCGTTCCGCCCGTTTTCGATGCTCCACCGCTGCCATCAAAGGAGAAGGCGCAGTACCAGTCGTTTGATGCACATTGGAAAGATCCAGCGGTGCCTGCAGGAATGAAGCAGGTCGCCTGATTGTTGCTCCCGCCAGTACAGCAGACGACATAGCCGATGGGCTTCCTCTCAAAAGGCTGGTAGTCTTTCCCGTCGATTTTCAGTGCGTCGAAGCTCGCACTTTCCGCCTCGATCGCTTTCTGTGCAGTCAAGTTTACGGCCTCCACAGAGTTTGCTTTCACGTTCGAAAATCCAGCGGACAAGACGATGTTCTCGGCATCTGCGCCGGTGATGTTGTTGTGGTAGACACGATAGATCTTCAGGAGATTGTTTCCGTCGGCAGGATCGATGCGCAGCCGCCACCGCGTGGTGAAGTTCACTGTCCGCGTTCCATTGACGATCTGCTGGATCTGCACAGCATCGGTGATGCTGATCGCGCCGTCGCCGTTGACATCCAGTTTCTCGTAGTCAGCCAGAGCCGGCGTGACAGTCTTTAGGTTGATCTGATTGATTCGATCCAGGTCTGCCTGCGAGTAGTCGGCGTTTTTGTAGGTCGCGCCAGTAGCGCTGGTGTCGATGGTGCCACCATCCAGATTGATCAGGAAGTTCCCCTGTTCGCTGGAGATTGTGCCGGCCACCAGATTCGCGGCGGTGATCATCCACGCCTGGATGCCCCCGGCAATGGTAGCGCCCATCGTGTAGGGACCATTGTAGCCGGTGCTGCTGGCGGCCCAGCCCTCGTAGTTAAACCGCCAGACTTTCTTGGCCTTGGTGGGATCCGGATCGTCGGCGATATAGAGCTCATCCGGCTCTCCGTCGCCGTTCGTGTCCAGCAGACGGACAGAACCGCCATTTGCCCCCAGGAGGGCAGCTGTCAGGCTGGAGGAGATCTTCTCGACCAGCGCGGTGGACGGCTTGGCATCGATCTCCTTTTGCTGCCCGGCAATAGTAGCCGCGATGTTGGCCTTCACACTGCCAAGAGCTACGCTGTCGTAGCGCTCCAGCAGGCAGTCCCAGACGATCTTGTTCACCCGCGCCTTGGCGTCCACACCCAGACGATGGAAGTAGACGCCCACGGTATCGCCCAGGTAGATCTGCTCCAGGAATGCCACGTCCTCATACCCGGAGGACTGCGCCAGCAGCGCCAACTTCACATCCCAGCTCACCGCGGGGACGCCGATGCGATTCCGCTTGACGTAGGAGGCAGCTGCGGCCTGCAGCTGCGCCTGCGTTGGCTGCTGCTCGAAGCTGGAGGACAGATCCAGCGGCATAAGCCGCGTGTAGCAAAAATCGCCCTCTGCGTACACAGGCGCAGCCGTGACGGTGATGCCGTTGCCCCGCCAGTACGGCACCGCACCCGTGTAGCAGTTGGCGCAGCTGGCATCCTGTGTCAGATCGGTGAGGTTTTTCCCGTACCGCACTGACACGCCGCGGTCCGCTCCTCGTCGCGTCAGCAGCCGCACCGCCCACTCGTCAAACTCGTACTCGCCGCCGTACACGTCCAGCAGGCTGCCCTGCTGGCCGCCCAGCAGCCCCCACGCGCTGGAGGGGACTGTCACGGCCATGGCGGCCACGGTGGTCTTGTCGGTCGTCAGCGCAAAGGGAAAGTCTGTCGGCATCGCGTGGCTTTTAATAGCCGCCACAGCGGATGGCGCATCCGCTGCCGTGAATGGAGACACCACATAGCCGCCGAGATCATAGGCGATGTGCCGCGCGTAGATGGCCGCTGTGCCGTTCATGCCGGGCACGATGCGATATACCCTAAAGGGCTGCAGCTTGCCGTCTGGGCCAACGGTAGCCCGAAGAATGGCGCGCAGCGCGATCTCTTCATAGTGGATTCCCCCCACCGGATAGTGCAGCTCCAGTTCATACTGACCGTTCAGCTCCTGCGTCACCTTGCAGGACATAGCGTCCGCGAGGACGCCCAGTCCATTGTCAACGCCCGCCGGGAAGCTTGTGCGGTCGGCGTCATACAGAATCGGTTTCATAGTGTCCACCACCTCGGGATGATCTCCACGCTTGTAATGCCGCCCGTCCAGCGGACGACGCTTTCCCCGGCCGGCAGCGTGGGAAACTCCGGCGCGGAGATAGTATGGTTCAGGTTAAAGGCCCCGTAGGAGGCGTTCTGCGTGTCCGAATCGAGCACAACAGCGCCGCGAGGCATGCTGCTGATGCTGACGGTGACATCGCCTACCGTCAGGGTACCCGCCCCCGTTCCGGTGACAGTGATCGTCGGCAGAGCCGTAAACGCGGTGGGGTTTCGCAAAACCTCCTCCTGTACGGCCTGCACCGGCAAGTCGCCGATGCGGAGAAACCTTTGCGGCTGGCAGTTAAACTCGATCGTTGCTCGGCCAAACCGGTGCATGACGCTCTCCACGTCCAGCGGGCCGGCAAAATAGGCCCTGCGGTAGGTCTCTACGTCGTAGCTGTCCTCCAGCTTCTGGTACCCACGCGGGCCGCAGAGCCAGTCAGCCACCGCGCGCATAGCGCGGGGGAGCCGCATCCGCTCTGCGCTGATGTAGATGCTGTATGCCTGCACATAATTCTGGTAGGCGTCCTGGAGAAACAGCAGGTCGCCGTTTCGCCCGGGGACGGCCTGTGTGTCCAGCTTTCGCGCAGAAAGCTCCACATCCGGATAGCGCTCAACAACAACGCGAACGTCATCAGACGATACTCCCGCCCAGAAAATCATGCGAACACCGCCTCTCTGCGTTCTACCGCGTGCTGCAGCCTGTACATGACAGCATCCGCCAGTGCGTTGACGTCCTGCCCCTCCGCGCCGTAAACGTTCAGCACTACACCGCCCATGTTAGTGGTCGTGCCACCGCCCAAGGGCAGCGCCGACAGCGCGGACAGCTCTTCGCCCATGTCGCGCATAGCTCTCGGCATAGCCTGCTCTACGCCCAGCGTGATGCCGGGCGGGATGAACTTTCCGATTTCATTCGCAAAGACCTTAGACGGGGAATGAATGCCGAACAAGCCTTTGACCCAGTCCAGGACATCGCTTACCCAGCCGCGGAGTTTGTCATAAAGCCACGATGCCGCATTAGAGATTCCGTCGAACAGGCCGCGGACCAGCTGCGACCCGACTTCACCAATAGAAGCCATTCCAGACAGGAGGCCCTTGACAATGGCGCCGATGATCTCCGGCAGCCGAACCACCAGACGGGGCAGCGCCTCGATCAGGCCCTGCGTCAAGCCCGCGATAAGAGATCCCGCCGCGATGATGATCTCATCCACATGGTCCACCAGACCCTCGGCCACGGTGATGATGGCGTCAACCGCCGCAGGGATCAGCGCCGGAAGGTTTTCTCCGATGCCAGACGCAAGGGCGGCAATGATATCAATGCCGGCGTTCAGGATCTGCGGCAGCAGTATCGTGATCTGCTCGACCAGCATCGGAACGACCGCGGCTATCGCCTCCACGGCCGCAGGAAGCGCCTGCACGATGCCGGATACAAGGCCGCCCACGCCTTGCACAAGGGCGGGGAGAAGCATTTCCATGGCAGGGCCCACATAGGGTACGAGACCATTCACAAGCTGTGTCATGCCATCCGCAAAGCGCGGCAGCATAGTCTGCAGGCGCGGCAGTAGGTTGTCGGCGTAGGTGCCCACGCTGTCCACCACATTCTGCACCAGCTTGTCCAGATCCAGATTCTCGTTGCTCATGCCGGTGATAAGGTTGCTCCACGCCGACTTCATGGCGTTGGCGCTGCCCTGGATGGTGGTGGCCGCCTCTTTGGCGGTCGTGCCGGTAATACCCATCTCCGTCTGCACCACATGGATAGCGTCCACGATATCCGCGTAGCTGGAGAGGTCGTATTTGACGCCGGAAATCTTCTCCGCATCAGTCAGCAGCCGCTGCATTTCCTCTTTCGTGCCGCCGTATCCCAGCTTCAGGTTGTCCAGCATGGTGTAGTTGGCCTTGGCAAAGCCCTGATAGGCGTTCTGGATGCTGGTCATGTCCGTGCCCAGCTTATTGGCATTGTCGGACATGTCCGTAATAGCCTGGTCGGCCTTCTGAGCCGCCGCAGCCGTGTCGCCGCCCAGAGACTGCAGCAGGGATGCGGAGAAGCTGGTGACGGTCTCCATGTACTGGTTCGCGCTCAAGCCGGCAGTTTTGTAGGCGTTGTTGGCGTACTGCTGCACCTGCGCGGAGGACTCTTTGAACAGGGTGTCCACGCCGCCGATCAGCTGCTCCTGCTCGGCAAAGCCCATAATGGACTGCTTGCCGAGATCCACAAGGGCTGCAGTAGCCTCCTTGATAGCCGACGCCATGGCCTTGATGCCGGAAACGATGAAGTCAGAAGCGACGTTGGCCTTCAGGACATCGCCAAAGGACAGGGCCTTTTCGCTGCCCTCGCGCATATCATCGCCCAGCTCCTCTACGCCGCTGGAGGTGTTGCGCAGCTCACTCTGCATCTTGTTCAGCGTGGCAGCGGCTTCATTCAGCGCCTGCTGCCACTTCTGGGTCTTTTCGTCGCTCTCACCGTACTTGGCGGCCGCCTTGCCGGTCTGCTCCGCCAGCAGCTTCACGCGCTCCCGCTGCACATCGATCTGCTTGGACAGCACGGAGGCAGTCTTGGCATTCCTTTCCTCCGCCGACGTGGCAGCGGTAAACTGCGAAGCCACCAGCTTCATCTGGCTCTCCAGTGTCTTGGACTGCTGAATGATCTGGTTGATCTGCCGGCGATATTCCGCCTCGCCGTCTACGCCGATCTTGGGGCCAATGTTCACAGCCATAGGCTCACCTCACTTTCATAGCTTCGTCAAATGTCCAGTGTTTCTGTTTTTTCTTGGGGGTAGCCCCGTTATAAATAGCGAGGCAGGCGATCATGTCCAGCATTTCACCGTAGCGCGTGCACATGATCTCCTGCCTCTGCATATTCAGCTTCCGCCCGTAAAACAGGAGCCAGGCAAGGTTCAGCTGGACGCCCGATCCTCGCCGCCCTCTTTTTTTTCGGGCTCCACCTCCACCGTGGGCCTGCTGTCCTCCATCCAGGCCGCCAGGGCAGCCTGCTGCAGGCGGGTGAACTCATCCACCCGCAGCGTCATGACCTCCTCGGCGGTCAGAGGCCGGGGCCTATAGCCCGGCTCCTCGAAAGAGCGGGCCTGCTCGTGGCCCTCGCTCAGAGCGGCGATGATGGCCGCCGAGTCCCGGGCCACCTTGCCGTACTGCCCCTCCAGCACCTCCCCCAGACGGGTGATGTCGCCGTCCGGGCAAAGGTCGGAGATCTTAGCGGAGGCGCCCACCGTGAAGCGGAAGCCCACTTCTCTGCCGTAGATCTGCATAGACGCCTCCTCTTACGCCGCGCCGCCCAGAATCGCCTTCAGGACAGCCTCAGCGGCTGCCTCAGTGGGCTGATCAGCGCCCACCAGCTTCCAGTCGTGGTTGGTGGTGTCATCGCGCATCAGCGTGGCGGTCAGCTCCTGCGTCTGCCAGTCGGTGGACTCTTCCTGCGTAGCAGCATCCAGACCGGGCTGCTGGAACCGCGCCTTCGTCAGAACCACGGGCGCGTAGGTCACCACGCCGCCGCTCTGGTAACGGACGACGAAGCCGATGCCCACATAGGGGATCTCCATGCCGTCGCCGTAGTGGGAGACCTGCACCGCACTGCCGCCCGCCTGGATCTCGGTGGCCTCGGGCAGACCGAGGACAAACTTCTCCGCCGCCGACAGAAGCCCGTCAACGGTCAGCGTGGCGGTGCCGTCTGCGAATACAGCCGCCGCCGTCTCTGCGGAAATGTTGTCGGCGTAGAACGTGTTGTCGTCCGTGGTATTCAGGGACAGGGATACGCTGACGCCCCGCGCCAGCAGCATGACGCCGCTGTAGGTGACCGCGCCGCCATCGTTGGAATACTTGGCCACGTAGGGCTTGCTGAAGCCCGTACAGACCTTTCCTGCTGCGCTCATAGCAGCACCTCCTATTTCATGATTTTTTCAATCTCGCGGCTGCACGCCGCGTCCATTGCCGCTTCCGCCGCCTTCTTGGCGGAGTTTACGGCCTTGTCCACAAACTTCGTCTTTTTGCGAAAGGTAGTGCCGCTGTTGACGGACCTAGCGATCAATGCGTTGGGCTGACCTCGCGGGTACCTCTTTGTCCGGGTGGCGTTGTACCCGGCGAAGCCGAGCTTGACGTTGACAAACCCGTCATCGTCTTTCATTCGGCTAATGCCAAACCCGTCCAGAAGCCCCGCCTTCTGCGGCAGGGTGACGGTGTCAACTAAGTCCCCATTTCGGGCGCGGCCGTCGCCCACAGGCAGAGCCTGTATCGCGCGCCGAACCGAATCAGCCACGACCTCGGCGCCGGCATAGACCGTCTTGCCCACCACGCCGTCCTTGGTGGACTGCTGCAGCTTGTTTAGCTGCGAGATGTAGTTGTCGATGCCGGAGAACTCAAACCGCGCCATCAGGCAAACACCTCCCAGTCCCACTCGTAGTGCCAGAAGCCGGTGGCTTCCTCAAACTGGCAGCTGTTCAGGCTCCAGACGATCTCCGCTGCGTCGAAGGCAGCCTCCAGCTCATCCCGCCAAGGGTCGAACTCCTGTTTCGTGAACAAGTCCGTAGAGCCGGTGACCGCTTTCTCGGCGTGGACGCCGCCGGCCTCGAAGTCGTTTGCGCCGTCCTCCTGCCAGACGAAGTAGCGGTCAGACTGGATACGCCCGCCGTGGCTGACGGCATCGGTCACGGCTAGGTGCGCCGCGATGATCCGCTGCGCCCACAGGGGCGTCCTGTCGGTGCCCGAATCGGGCACATTCCGTCTTCTACTCATGGGGCACCTCGTACTTCTGCTCGATCCGGGTGAGCGTAAGGTCCATGGACGGCGGGTAGACGTCCTGCAGCTGCTGCACCAGCTCGATGCCGTACTGCGTGCCGTCCTCTGTGACGGCGATGCACTGGGGGTTCACCGACGGGCGCGTCTGCGTCCGGATCACGCGCTCCACCTGCACCTGCGCCTGCTTGCCGCTGTAATACCGCTGCAGACCGACGCGCCGCTCCGCGTAAAACAGCGTTTCCACCAGCGCAGGCGTAGGCTTGGGCTGGTATCCAGGCTGGGCGGCATCCGTTATGGTGTAGATCTTGACCACGCCGTCCCGGTAGGGCTGCGTGATTTGCCGGTCCTCAGGGCGAAACGGTAGTTTCCGCATAGCTCTTCACCTGCCTGTCGTTCTGCATGGCCAGCAGCCGGTTCAGATAGTTCGTCTCGAACACATCCAGCGCGTCGCTTAAGCCGTACCGGACGTACTCCTTCAACAGCGTCAACGGCTCCCCGGGGTTCTCATAGTCACCAGCCGCGCCGAGCTTCCCGTCAATATACGCCTCCCCGGAGGCGATGAGGTCGGACACCTTGGCATCCGTAGCCCCATCGCTCCAGGTGATGTTGCAGGCGATCTTGACGGACGACAGCAGCGCGGCATTCACCGCGCCCGCCACCGTTAAGACTTGGTGACGGTGACCTTGTAGGTCTTGGTGGTGGTGCCGTCAGCGGCAGTCACGACGACCTGCAGGGTATTGCTGCCAGTCTTCCAGGTGGCAGCGGTGCCGTTGTTGATCTCGGTGCCGTTCACGGTCAGCTTCATGGCAGCCGCAGCGTTGCCGGGCACAGCGGTCACCACATCAGACGCGCTGGTGGTGGTCGCGGTGTAGGTCAGCGTGCCGGAGGCGAACGCGGGAGTCAGAGCCAGATCGCCCACGGTCAGAGCGGTCAGCGTGGCGTCGGTAGACGCTGCGGGAGGATCTACCTGCGTCACCTTGTAGGTGGCAGGCGTCAGGCCGGAGATGTCCAGCACCAGGAAGGCGTTGTTATCCAGAGGCATACCATTGGCGTAGGCCTTGATCAGATAGACGCGCTCGTCTTCCAGGAAGCGGTAGTGGTCGCTGTACTCGATGCGGCCCTCGGGGGAAGTGCCCGCCATCGCCAGATAGCGATAGGCGATGCCGATGACAGCCTTGCCGCGGGGCAGAGCGTGAGTCTGGATGATGTCCATGGGATAGGGCAGGACGTCGTTCCGGTAGGTACCGTCCGGAGCCATCAGCGTGGTGGCGGGCATGACCTTCTGCAGGTAGTCCTGGGGGTTCACCAGCAGGATCACATCCCGGACCTGACGAGGCTTACCATTAGGGTCAGCTGCCACGATGGACAGCAGGTTGCCCACGGTATGGGGAGACAGGTCGTCCACCTTGACGGCGGCCTTTTCGGGGTATGCGCCGCCGGTAACGGTGACGCCGTCGCCCACCTGGCGGATCATGCCGATAGGCTTCTTGTTGCCGTCGCCGGCGACGATGCCCGCCTCCATACCGTTGCTCAGAGCCTCATAGAGCGTCTGGCGAATGAAGTTATCCAGCCACTCTGCGCCCAGCTCCAGCATCGCCTTGCAGACAGGAAGGAATGCGGACAGCTTCAGCAGCGTGGTGGGGATCTTCTTAATGCCAGCGGTCAGCTCCTTGACGATGTCGTCGCACAGCTCGCCCCACACGGCCTCCTCGTAGCCGTTGGTGTTCACCATGATCTCGACGGCGCCGCCGGTGGCGCGGAAGTTGATGCGGCTCAGCAGAGGATGCGCCGTCTGCAGCTCGTCAAAGACGGAGTCAATCACCGTCTTGGGCAGCGTCTCATCCAGGCCGGTGACAGCCTGCCGGGGGTCGGTAGAGCGCATGGCTGCGGCCAGCTTCTGGTAGTAGCTGCGCTCCTCGCTGGTGAGCTGATGGACGCCGCGCTGGGCAAGGATGCGGGAATCGACTTCCTGCCGCAGGTCATCAAACCGCTGCTCATACTCGGCCTGGATGTCCAGACCGATGCGCTGCATCATCTCGTCCAGAACGGAAGAGAATGCGCCGGTGTCGCCGGAGACGGCAGCCTGCTGGAGAGCCTGCCGCAGTTCCTCGCGGGTGCGAATGTCATTGTTGTTCATTCTTTTTCTCCTTTCGATTCTCAAGAAAACAGTCCGAGAACTTTGTTGATTTCTTTAGGGCTTCCGCCGCCCTGGGGATTCTTAGCGGGCGCAGGCACCGAGGGTGCCGCTGCCAGGTCGCGGAGCTGCGCCGCCAGCGACTTCTGATACCGGAGATGCTGCTCCATGCCGGCGTTCATCTTCTGCAGGATGGTGGACGCGCCGCTCATGTCGGCGTCGGTGTCGGCAAGGCGATCCGCGAGACCAAGCTCAACACACTGCTCAGCGTTCAGCCACGTTTCCGCATCCATCATCTCCGACAGACGCTCCTCCGTCAGCTTGTCGCCGGCCTTCTGCAGATACGCCTGCCGCCCCGCAGTGTTGATGACATCCAGATCATCCGCCGCTTTCCGCAGCTCCGCGGCATTGCCGCAGGCACACGTCCACATGTTGTGGATCATCATCAGCGTGTTGCGCGGCATGATCACCTCGTCGCCCGCCATGGCGATCACGGAGGCGATGGAGCAGGCAAAGCCGTCCACGTGCACCACCTTCCGCGCCGGGTGGCGCTTCAGTTGGTTGTAGATCGCCGTGCCTTCATAGACGCTGCCGCCGTAGCTGTTGATGTAGATCTCGATGTGTGACACGTCGGGATGCTTCGCCAGCTCTTCGCGGAAGTGCTCCGCGCTGTTGTCGCTCTGGACATACCGCCAGTTCTCCCAATCGAACTCCTCGCCTTCTACGTCACCGTAGATGTAGAGCTGCAGGACGCCCTCCGCAGCCTGCTTGATTTCCCAAAGGGATTTCCTCATGCGTTTCCTCCTTCCGCACCGCCGAGCACAGAGGTCTCCGAACCCAGCGTTGCAATATTTTTCGTGAGATAGTGCTTGTCCGCCCAATCCTCCGAGATGGCGGGCAGACCCGCCGCCCGCAAGACCTCATTGATGGAGAACACGCCGGAGCCGACCAGCTTCTCCACATTCGCCGCGTTGGCGAACATATCGAAGTGGCGGATGCTGCTGGTGTCAATGCGGAGATAGTCGCCGCGCTGGATCCGGTCGTAGCCGTATCGCTTGCGGTTGATCTCCTCCTGCAGCTGGTCGCAGATGGGGTCGATGCAGCCGGTCAGGAATCGGCCCTGCGCGTCCTCCGTGCCCTGGATACTGCCATCCACCAGCACCGCCGGGATCTGGAACGCCTTCGCCGTGAACGCGAAGATGTCCTTCATCTGGCTCTGGATGTCCGACAGCTCTACGGCAGCCTTACCGCCCTCATTCGTGTAGGCGTAGCCTTCAAACTCCGGCAGGACAGCGCCATCAGAGTCGAGGAAGGTTTTCACCTGCTCCTCGATCATCTGCGAGAACTTCTGCGTGAAGTCATCCGCGCCGGAGGCCAGCTGACTCACGTGGACTTTCCAGTGCTGCCCCTTGTCCCATGCATACCGCCGCATGGCGGCATTGATGAGCCGCACGTAAGAGCCGTACAAGCCATCCAGCACCGGCTTGATATTCACGTGGTTCAGCGTAAGATGCAGGACTTCCCGCTCGCGGTAGGTCTTCTCGTAGGACACATCGCCTACCTGCACGCTCGTGTACTCGTTCTGCTTGCTGGGATAGCTGCCGCCGGGCATATAGTTGTCTACCACGACCAGTGCGTCATAGCCTTCCCGCTGCCGGGTGCCGATGACCAGCACCTCGTTGTCCACAAGCAGCTTTGCCACCAGCTTGTGCAGGAACGCCGTGGAGTTCTGGTTCACGTTCGGTTCTACGTTCCAGAGATAGTGTTCGCGCTCTCGAACTTCCCTCCCTTCCCGGAATGTCCGGAACTCACAACGCCCGACGGCGTTGGCGATCATGTTCGCGCAGATCCAGAAGCAGGTGTCCCGCAGCTGGAATTCCTGCGCCGCTGCCAGAAGATCGCGGCACGTGATCTCCACCGTAGTGGGAGAACGAGCCTTGCATCCGGCGAGCCACTTCCAAAAATTAAGTGCCATTGCCCACCTCCTATAGCCGGATCGCGCCGATGGGCGGCAGTTTCACCGGCTCGCCGGTGCCAAGCACCGCCTCCTCGGTCATAGATGCCGCCAGAGCCATGAACGGGTCCGTTTTCCGGCTCTTCGGTTCGATCTTGGCGTAGTAAAAATTTCCTGTATTCGTACCGGCACGTTGGCCGCTGCGCACTCTTTTGGTATTGTTCACTCCCCAGCGCAGGGGTGGGTTGTCACCCCATGTGAACAGGTCGCGGTCAAAGCATTCCTGGATCACAGGGTCGACCTGCATGATGTCGCTGGGCCGAACCAGCTTCACGCGGTTCTTGTCTCTGGCGTCAAAGCCGATGCGCCGCATGGCGTCGCTCACCAGCGTCCAGCGGAAGTGATCCATTGCCAGCTTGACGATGTTGTACTTCAAACCCATCTCCTTCAGGTAGTCCGCCAGGAGGTTGGGGTCGATGCTCACATCGTCCACCACCGTCAGCTTCCCTGCCTCCGCCCAAGCTCGCCATGGGGCGACGATGCGGGAGAGCGACCGGCTCTGCAGGCAGACCCACGAATGGTTGATGTCAAACCGCTGCGCGCCCACACGGAAGTGCAGGTTGACGCTCGCCCAGTCGTTGATCTCCGCGTAGTCGATGCCTGCCACGCAGGACTTCCCGCGGAGATCCGGCAGCGGCCGGTTGGTCGCCTTGACCTTGGCATAGTCCGTCACGCTGATCTCCAACTGCCCGGCGCGGATGCCCATCCGCTTTGTCAGGAAGTCTCCGTTCTGCTCCGGGTTGACCAGCCAGTCCGCGTATTCCTCCTCGATCTCTTGCCGCAGGTGCGGGACATAGGACAGCGACGGGTTCGCCATGAACCAGTTCTCCGGGTCGTTGACCTGCTCCCGGTTTTCCAGGCAGCAGATGAACGGGAGATAACCGCCCTCCGGCTCCGCCTCGTTCTCGAAGAGGATCCGCCGTCCCTGGGCTATGAAGTCGTCCAGCGGGCCATCAGACACGTCGCCGTTGGATGTGAACATCCCGATGCGCGGCTGTCCAACCTTGCCAAGACTGGTGATGAAAACCTTGTAGTTGTTGTAGTTCTCAAAGGCGTGGACTTCGTTAAAGACGACCTTGCCGGAGCGCATACCGTCCCGTCCCTTCGGGTTGTTGGTGCGCCCCTTCATCACGCCCTTGTTCTTCCGACCCTGCACCATCTCTTTGGTGTGGTAATAGTGCCGGTTGAGCTTCGACTCCCACTTGGGGGATTCTAAGACTTCGGACAGATCCTTCACCGGCGTGACCGCCTGCTCCTCGTTGTTGGCGCACACGTCCACGTTATATTTCTTCACGGGATTGTAAGGAGAGATGGAGCACGCTCCATCAAAGGCGATAAAACCGTCCTTGCCTGCACCGCGCCCCACCATGCAGAGCAGCTTCTTCCACCGCGGCCGCCCGTCGGCGCGGTAGGTGCAGTCCCACAGCGCGAGAAGGAATTCCTCCCAAGGGAACAGCCGTTCATAGGGGAAGTAGCGCAGCAGACTCAGGTACCGGCGCAGCTGCTCCGTGTCCACGTAGATGTCCTCCGTGTCGAATACGCGGCGGATCATCGCCACCAGCGCGTGCTGCTCGGGACAGGCGCGGGGATTATTGGACTCGACGATCTCGATATAGCGCAGAACCTCCGCGGGGATCTCACAGCTCATCGTCATCATCGCCCCGGGCAGCAGCCGCCAGAGCGTCCTCCCTAAAGCCAAGCGTGGTGAAGATCGCCAGCATCTGGCGGGAGACCTGAATCTCCAGCGACACGCTGCGGTTCTCCATTAGCCGCCCACGGTCATCTGTGACGGTCAATCCGCGCCGGGCGATGTCGTCCCGCAGCTCCTGCCGCCTCACCCAGAAGTCCATATACTCCTGCACTTTGTCCCGGTAAACATCACCGTCGAGATCTCTTTCGACCAGGTTCTGCAGCATCGACTGCCGGAGCTCCTTATAGGCGTCCGTCAGGCGGTATTTCTTCCGCTTCTGCGGAGGCGCGTCATGACCCGCCCGCTGCGCCTCCAGATGCCGCGCCATGGACACGTTCTTCTTCGCTGCGGCGACCTGGTCGCGGCGCAGAGCAATGCGCCCCATCATAGCCAGCCGGTCAAACGCGCTCCGGAAGTCCTCACCGTAGGTGTCCACGCACCAAGTATTTAGAGTTGCCTCATCACAGCCAAACCAACCGCACAGCTCCTCCACGGAGCACTGCATGCCGCACAGGCTCTCAAATTGCCGACGGTCCAGTTCTCGCTGATGCGCCATCATTACACCTCCTTTTTGCTCAAACACACAGCCCTTCTGCCCGTAAACTTCTCCCACCGGTCAATGATGACATCCACGTATTTAAGATCAAGCTCCATGCAGTAAGCCCGCCGCCCGTTCTGCTCCGCTGCGATGATCGTTGTGCCGCTGCCAGCAAACAAGTCAAGCACTGCATCGCCTTCCCTACTGGAGCACTGCATCTGATAGTCAAACAGCTTCACCGGCTTCATCGTCGGGTGCTCCGCAGATTTTACGGGCTTGTCAAAATTCAACACGGTCGTCTGCCGTCTATTTTTGAAAAAATAGTGCTTGCCGCCCTTTGTCCAACCGTACAGACATGGCTGCGCTTCGTCGTCTGACTCGAGCTCGCCATACAAGCAAGGCTCATGGCGCGGTTGAAAGTCAGAGCGACCCAGTACAAGCTGAGACTTTACCCATATCAAGCACTGGTGCAGAACCAGCCCCGAGTCCATGCATGCACCGCGAAAGTTGTAACCTTCAGACTCGCCGTGCCAGATATAAAACGGTGCGGCAGGTTTCATGACCTTCGCCGCGGCGGAGAAAGCGGCGGTGAGAAAGCTCCTAAACGCTGCAGAGCTCATGTTATCATTCGCCATTTTCCCGGCGGCGCCCTGATAGTCGACATTGTACGGGGGATCGGTAAGCAGAAGATCCACCTGTCCCCCCCCCACGAGCGCCTGTACGTCCTGCAGAGACGTACTGTCTCCGCACATTAGGCGATGTCGACCCAGCTGGAATATCTCGCCCTGCTTACTCCGAGGATCTGCGGGAGGAGTGGGACTATAGCCATCTTCAACGACCTCATCGTTCAATTGCACCTGAAGTCCCCACTCGAAATCAAACGCCGACAGATCCAGCTCCGGCAGCTCGGCGGCCAGCAGGTCGAGATCCCACGGACTCTCGTTGGTCTTGTTGTCCACAAGGCGCAGGGCGTTCACCTGCTCCGGCGTCAGATCATCCACACAGACGCAGGGCACCTCGACCATGCCCAACTTCTCCGCCGCCAGGGCGCGGCAGTGGCCAATGACGATCACGCCGTCCCGGTCTACCACGACTGGCTGCACAAAGCCGTACTGCCGGATACTCTCTGCCACGTTAGCTACCTGCGCGGCGTCGTGCTTTTTGGCGTTGGCGCGATACGGCGTCAGCTCCGCCAACCGCCTGTTTTCGATTCGCATAAGGTCACCTCCTGTGCCCGATTCGGACACCGCGTCCGCCTCAGGCCAGCCAGCCTACGTCAACACCCCGCGCATCCAGCGCAGGCCTTCGGCTGACCAGCCTGAGGCATTCTTCTGCGGCTTTGCGGGACGGGCGGACGAGCCGCCCGAACCGAGGAAAAAGGAGAAGAGTACTTCCGGGGCTACCCGCCCCGCAAAACCGCAGTTCATTCTGGAATTGCCCAGCGATCCTCGCGCCCACGCGCAGCGCGGCACCGCGCAGACGCGGAAATCGCTGGAATGTCTTGGACCCCCGCGAGTAGCAACAAGGACGCGAGGGGCGTTTTTTCGAGGGGGGGCATCAATCCCACCGCTCCGGCGTCAGAGGCGGCGCAGACGGCGCGTATTGCCGCTGACTATCCGGATGCAGTTCCTCGTGACAACGCTTGCAGACGGCCTCCAGCTGCCGGGAATCGCCATCGTAGACAGACAGTGCCAGGTCGGGGCGATCGCGCAGGTGCCTGACATGATGGACGATACTGGCCTTGGAGTACACGCCGCGCCGCTTGCACTCCTGGCACTCGCAGTTATCAACCGCGAGCACCTGCCGGCGCAGCCGCCGCCACTCTGGCCAGGAGTAGAACTCATGCTCTGACCCCGCTTCGAGAAGCCCGCGCAGTTCCGCGAGCCTGCTTGCTGAAATTCCCATGAACCCCTCCCGTCTTCGTCTCCGGCGTTCCGGCTCGCGGCTATCACCTCGCGGCAAAACAAAAACGCCGGAGACCATGACGCAGCACCAACGTGTGGTGTCTAATCATGGGCTCCGGCGTTCAACGCTCCGGCCTCTTGCTCGATATGCAGGATGATCTCCGTTTTACAGTCCCGGCAGTACACAGGCAGCTCCGTGGCGGATGTGCCGGGCAGCACCCGCAGGAAGTGTCGATTGCAGTTGCACCTGGGACAGGTCAACCACCCATCGCTCCTTGGGGATATTCTACCGTATTCGGATGTGATACGCAAGGGGTTTTCCTCCTTTTCGTGATTTATTCAACTATATCACAAGTTACATTTACTATTTAGTACATACCGAAACCGCCTTGATGCGGCATACGCTTCCCGTCTATCACAGTCGGATGAAGAGGATCTTGCTCGATGTACCAGCCATACTGGTAGTGGCCAAACCCGTTATCCACCGTATACCGGCCGCACACCCGGCAATCGTCCGGGATCTCAATGCGCCCCGAATCAGATCGGAAGTATTCAGGCGGCGGCAACTGCCGCGCAAGGCTGCGCGATGCCACCCACGTCCTGGCATCGATCGGTATGACGATGCCGTCGCTGCGCTCCTTGCAGTAGTATCTGGCAGTGCGCCGATAGCTGTCAAATGCGCCAAGCAGCAAAGGCTGCGACGAGATGATGTAGCCCTGTTTCCAGAGATCTTCCATGATCATGGGCGGGAAGTCGTTGTATCGCACCGTGAGATGCATGTGGTAACGATGGTCCCCATGGCGCCCCTCGATAAGATAAACATAGTCAGGCGTCACGCCGTCATGCCACTTTTTCATCTGGTAAAGCAATCGGCGCCAGCACAATCGGACCTCTGCAAAGCTGGGTGGCAAATGCGCCTCGTCAAAAGTCAGCGTGTAGCTCCACCCATCAAAGCCGAAAAGCGCCAGCAATAGCTCCAAGCGATCCATGCGCGTCCGGCAGACGCCGGAGTCCCGAGGCGGGCGAAGAATACGATTCTTCTCCGCCCGCTCGTAAGGGCTGTCATACTGGCTGAGCCGCGGACGTATGGCGCGTTGCTCCTTTACCAGCGGGCCCGCCCGCTGCCGCACGCAGATCCAGCGGCCGTCACCGTCCATCTTGAGCCTCCACACAAATTGTTTGTAAGCTGTCAGCCATGACACACTGCGCCGCATCAATCGTTTTGCTCACAGCATCCATCACGACCACTGCCGTGGATATGGCTCCGTAGACCTTAGGCGGAACGCACGCGGCAGACTCATCCAGATACTCCCTCAGAAATTCGGCAGACTCCACAATGCCCATCATACCAACTCCACCTCCACGTTATATTCCTTCAGCATGCGCCGCACGCCGGCCCAGGTGACGTACCCATCCGCCACGCACTCGGCGGCGTGGTTCAGCTCCGCGGCCAGCTGCTGCACGTCCTCCATCGGCGCGTCGTGTTTGTCGATCAGCACATACAGCATCAGCTCGATGCCGCGATTCAGGCCCTCGGTGACGCCCTTCGTGTAGGCGGCCGCCACGTCGGCCTCTGTCCGAGGTACCCGCCGCGGGTTCACCTTAGCGCTCATCACGGTACTCCATGACGCTGCTGGGCCTCCCCTCTGCCAGCGTCTGCTCCAGCCATGCGACCGTCTCCCGCAGGATGCGGCAACCGTGGATGCCGCAGTTATGCTCATAGCCGCAGCCCGCGCACACCAGGCTCCCGGTTTCCACCTTCAGCCGCCGCAGCGCGGCGATCAACTCGCGGTCACTCATTTTCTTAGCCATTGTCAATACCTCACTCCGATGTAGTCCAGCACCCGCGCATAACCAAGGCCGTCTTTCGTGGGCTTCCACAGCCCGTCCGTGTCAAAATGCCCGCCGCCGATGCAGAACGCATAGTGCTTCGGGTGTGTCAGTTTCATGCGTTCAAAACGGTTGACGCCTTTTTCAAGGTGCGCCCCGAACGCGCAGAACATACAGCCCGTCCTCTGGCATCCCGTGCAGTGCAGCTTGCAGTCGATCAGCGTCGCGCCGTAGTCGTTCTCGCCGTCGCTGGCCACGATGTCACCGTATACGCTGGCGTAAAAAAGATGGTTGTCTATGATGAACCGAAGCACGTCCTGCTCCGTCCAGAAACTCATGGGCTTAGATAAGGGACGCCTTCCTTCAAAGGCGTTGCAGCCGGTTTCGCGCCATTTTTGCATCCGCAAAAGACTTTCCTCCGCCATTGTTGCCGTCGTGGGCTTGACATCCGCTCGGTGCTCATAGCTCTTTGACGGGGACTTTTTCATAATTCCGCAGCACTTGTCTGATATGAGAAATGGAGCCGAAAGCAAATACTCCCACTTTTCACAGTTGTACATACTCTTTTCACCATTTGAACGCAAAACTTCCCCGCGTAGTAGCTTCATACTTCGGCTATCTGGTGAACGCCGCGCGGTTTCTATCCGGTGCGCTACGTCTTTACCGATGATACTGTACCCGTACTTCGTAACCACCTGCCGAATGTTCATCTTCGGACGCAGGCGGTGGAGGTTGATGGTCACGCGGGGAAACTCCTTCCACAGCCACGCGGCATACTCATTCACGAACTTCTGAATTTCAGGGTATTCCAGCCCTGTGTTCACAAACACCAGATTGAGCTCCCACGGCGGCGTCCTGAAGCTCGCCAGATACCGCGCCGCCAGATACGCCAGCACCGTGCTGTCCTTTCCGCCGGAGAAGCTGACGTAGCACTGCCCGCCCCATGCGGTGTACCACTCGTCCAGTTTTTCGTAGGTGGTCAGTTCCTTTGCCGTCAAATCCAGCGCCATCAGTTTTCGTGCCGCCTCTTTTGTCAGCGGCTGGCTGACGTGTATCATGTGTCATCCTCCTTCACCGCCACAGGCTTTGCCCGCCGTGCCATGCCCTACTTCATTTCTTTTATCTATGCATCCCGCCGCAGTACGGTGTCCCGCAGATCCCCATCCGTTTGCCGCAGCACCGCGATCAACTCGCGGTCACTCATTATGAAGCGCCTCGTTCACGCGGCGGCACCCCGAAACGGATCGAGACTTGCTGTCGGCGCCTCTCACCATGTCGACGATTCCCCAATATGGACACCGCTCTCCGCAACAGTCCGCAAACGCGGTCACGCGTCCGCCGTCATCACTCACCAGAGTAGACGGGAGCCATGGACAGACCAGGTCGCTCTTTTTTATCACGTCGCTCCCTCCTCCCTCATTGCCTCCAATGCTTCCTCCGCCTCCTCGCGGGTGAGGAATACGGTCTTGCCGATATGGTTGATCTCGTAATCCCTTGTCCCGTTGATTTTTTTGGTATCAAAAAGCACATTCACATATACCCCGTGAGAAAACTTTTTTATGCCATTGACGTAGGCATCTAATGGTTTTTTTAGCAATTTACCCGTCCACGGATTGCTTGTTACCCATACCGTATCACCCACCTTGCACGGCAGCGCCGTTACGCGCCCGTCCTTGTCGGCCTCGGCCAGCTCTCGCAGTCGGGCATAGCTGCAAAGACTTCCCAAATCAGCAAGCCGCATGAGCTTCATCGCGATCTCGTCCGCCTTATCCTTCGGCAAAACTTCTTCCGGCTCGCATTCGCTATCCTCATAGGCGGCGAGGCGTTCGCATATCGTTTCATCAAACAGACAGTCTTCGCACCGTCTGTTGCACGGCTCTTCAAAGCAGTGTGGGTAATATGCGTGTCCGGCGTCGCCTCTTTTCGTCAGTCGCTCCATCAAACCTCCTCCTTTTCGGCGGCGGAAACAGCACCGCCGCGAATGAATGTCTCGAATTCCCCCATACATGCAGGACATAAATCGCAGGTTTTTCTCGACCAATACTTCTCATCCAGATCTCGATCAATCAGAACCAAAGCATTCGCTTTGCAGCCGCCACTGAACCGCGAACACCCGTCATAATGATCGTAGAACTTGCCGCAGCGGTCACACTTCTTCGCTCTCATCATCGCCACCTCCGCAAGCCTTCAGCTGCACAACGGCTTCAACCTCCCCGATGTCGAGATATATTGGGATTCCCGATACGGCATCAGTGTAGTTGAAGGATGTGAGCTTTCCCGTCAACCCGTTATACCCACATTTAACTTCTTCTGCACAGACTTCAAAGTGCTGCCCGGACTTCAAGTATACTCGCACAACGATCATGCATTCACCTTCCCCCGCAGCGCCGCGATCTCCTCGGCGTACCGGGCGCAGCAATCTACCAGCTCCTCCAGCCGGTCGGCGGCGTCCATCCCTATTCGATCACAGTCGCAGCTCGTGTATTCCTTTCCATCAAGCGTCTCGACCACACGATAGGCGCACGTCGTGCAGGGTGGGGAAGGCGTAGGCGCCTGAAACGAGCACCGCATTGCCGCCACCAGATCAGTCGTCTTTACCATCTGCACCCGCTCCTTTCTTCCGCTCCATCTTGTCCAACGCGGCGGACACCTCCCGCCAGATCGCCGCCGGGAAGCGCTCCCGGTTCAGCATCCGCGCCAGCAGCTCCGCGCTGATCACCTTTCCATCCACCTTGCCGCAGGCCGCTGCCAGCGGCGCCAGACTGTTCAGGCCATCCTTCTGCCGGTAGGCCGTCAGGCGCTCCAGCGTGTCGCGCTTCAGCTGTGCCGCCTCCGAGGCCGGAGAGTCGACCACCGAGGCGTCTTCCGGCTTCTGCGGCATATTTGCGTTATCGCCTGCGAGGGAGCTGACGGAGGTATTGTATAATTCTGCCATTTTACACAGCGTTTCCACTGGAACGCCAGTTAGCCCACGCTCATAATTGCTTATGGCCTGTGGTGTAACCCCAAGGGCAGCCGAAACATCGGTTTGAGTGAGTCCGGCGCAAGTACGCGCATATCTTACCCGCGATGCTATTGTATCACGTTCTAACGCTTCCTCTGGTCTCCACGTGGCCGACCCGCGGGCGACGGTGCGAGGCACCTCCGGCAACTCCTCCGCAGCCGCCAAGGCGCGGCGGGCCAGCACGAGCATTTCAATCTTGTCAAAGCTGCCTGCGCCCATGCCGTTATTCAGGACGCCTCGCAGGTAGTTCGCCAGCTCAGCGCACTGCGCCTTGGTCAGGTCAACTCTCGTCATGCTGCCGCCCCCTCAGAGCGCCTCAAGCGCTCCGTCATAGCTGCCGCCGCATCGCCTTCCAGGAAGAAAGAATACCCCGCGTTCTTGCTCAGATCCACATCCCACACAAGAGAATCCTCTCGGGCCAACATAACCCGCAAAGTTTCCTTGCAGCCCTTCGCCACCGCAGGGCCGGCGCGGTGGTACAGCTGCGTATACAGCCCGTGAACCATCATACAGATTTCAGCGGCGACCTCCAGCCCACTTCCGGCAAACGTCATGGTGCTTACGCCCTTGTCAATCTTCACGTTAATCATCGTTCCTGTCCTCCTTTTCCACCTCCGGCAGCGCCAGCCACCGGACGACACGTACCTCAATCTTGTCTCCGCTTTTCCCGAACCGGAACGCCTCACCGTCCCACCGGCAGAGCGAGCGGGATGTCAGCTCGCCGTCGCCGCTCAGGTCGAACTCCGCCACCACGTCACACGGCTCTGCCGGCGTCGTGCCGCCGGGCATCCACGCGGCAAGCGCGACTTGGCCGGACACTGCGGCCGTGGAGTTGATCTCGTCCGTCAGACCCAGCAGATAGTCCACGGAGCAGTGCAGCGTCTTGGCGTTCTTGACGAGCTCCGTCGTGCGCCAGGGTGTGAGATCATCCAAATCCACGTTTCTCGCACCGTCTGGAACATCGCCGCGGGAGATGCCGCGCAGCGCGTCAATGCTAAAACCGCTGCCGTAGCTGCCGGAGATCTTCGCATCGCCCGCCAGACCCGCGGCGTCCGCGGCCCGCACGATCCGCTGCGCGACCGCCTGCGCCTTGGTCACGACGGCGCTTCTCTCGCTCTGTTTCTCCCGCTCCGCTTTGGCCTCGGCGCGCGCTTTTGCCTTCTCAAAGGCGGCCTTTGCCGCCGCACACATATCCGGGCACATGCGTCCAGACCAGCCGCCGGGGCTATGCTTACCTCCCGCGCTGCAGGTCAGGCAGCACCTTTGCCCTCCGCAGCGCTCCCAACTGCAGCATGTTAAATCATGACGAAAGAACTTGTCCTGATGGGTACAGGCCCCGGCGCCTGGGCATCGAAAAGCTGCTGCGTAGTAGCCGTAGCTATTAGACCCCAGCCGCTCTCCCATCTCGCGGATAGCGTTTGCCGTTGGCGCTTTCTTCGGGCAAACCCTCTTGATACGCTCCTGAACCTCCTCGGACAGGCCGGCCAGCGCGTCCGCCGTGTCCTCTGGCAGCGTCCCAGCCTCCCATGCGTCGCGGTAGCATGAGGCCAGCCCCTTCTGGATCTTCTCCAGCCGCGCCAGTTTGCTCCTGCTGATTTTACAAGCCTCCGCCACATGGTCCCGCATCCGGCCGGGGAACTCAAAACCCTCCTCCTGTAGCTGGTAAAGCAGCTCCCGCACCTTCTCCGCCTGATGGGACAGCTCTGCCGATGTCAGATCGCGGGTGCTGCTGTTGGCGTAGATCAAGCGCAGTTCCCGCAGCGCCGGAGACGCGTCGTCCGCCTCCCGGATGCACGGCACCTCCCGCAGATCTGTCCGCCCCTCTGCCACCAGCTTTCGGATGGCCGCCGCGCGCCGGTGTCCAGAGACGATCACCACGTGACCGCCTTCGCCAGCGCGCACCCGGATGGGCTGCTGCAAGCCAATGGTGGCGATGTTGGCGGCCAGATCATCCAGATCGCGGAGCGCATAGAAGTTTCCCGGGTCACTGTCCAGCAGATTCACATCGATGTACTCGATCTGCTCCCGCCCGGTGCCCGACTCGGGCACCGGCTGCGCCAGCGTCTTGGCAAACTCGCCCATGTCAAACTTCGCCACGGTCTGCACCTCCCTCCATCAGATACTCCCAAACCCACGCCCGGTAGTCGGCTGCCGCCGCGCTGCGGGGGCTGTAGTCCATGACCGGCTGCCGGGAGAACGTGCTCTCCGGCACCTTCTCCGTCCGACGGATCACCGACGTAAACACCGGCAGGCTCAGGCCTCGCAGCAGCTCCTCGCCCTGCCGCACCACTTCGCTGTTGTGCCACTGGCAGATCAGGACGCCGGCCACTCTGATGGCGGGGTTGGCAGCCCTCATGCTGTTGATCTGCGCCGCCATGTCGCTGACGCCCCAGACGGAGAAGCCATCCACCACCATAGGGACGACCACCTCATCCGCCGCCATCAGCGCCGCACAGCTCGCCGCCGTGAAGCCGGGAGGACAGTCGAAGATCATGTAGTCCATGCCGTCGACCGCCGCCGCGTCACGGAAGTCCCGCAGAGAACTGATGCTGTGGATGCTGCTTTTCAGCGCCCGAACATCCAGCCCGTACAGGGCGCTGGATGCCGGCAGCAGCTGCACAAGGCCGCCGGCGTCCACGGGGATGGTGCTGTCGCTCCACACGGGCTCCGCCTCGCCCTCCAGCACATCCGCCACCGTGGCGGCGTTGTCCGGGTCGAGATCCGGGAAGTAGAACCGCGTCAGGCTCATCTGCCCGTCGCAGTCCACCAGCACCACCCGCCTGCCGGCGCGCCGCAGGGCGTCCGCCAGGTTGATGGCCGTGACCGTTTTCCCCACGCCGCCCTTCAAGTTCATGATCGCTATGGTTTTCATGTTGCTCGTACCTCACTTTTTCGTTTTTCTGCACGGGATGCATTCCCGATACCTGTACCGCCCCGTGCTGCGTTCCACCACCGCAAAGCGTCCCTCCGGATGCACCCAGAGCACCGGCGCCGCGACGCTGGGCGCCCGCAGCTCCGTGTCCTTGGCGTAGCGCAGCACAAAGGGAACGCATGTAACCTTGTCGCCGACCTGCATAGGCCCTCCTCTCAGAACGGCGCGTCGCCGTCGTCTTTAATTTCGTGGAAGCTGACCTGTGCCGGAAGCGGCGCCGCCTTGGCCACCGGCTTCGGCATGGGGCGGAAACTCTGGATGCGGCCCTGAAACTGCATCACCTTGTACCAGCCAGCTTGGCCGTCCTTGTTCTTGTCGCACTTCAGGATGCGCGGGCCGGCGCGATCCGCAGGGTCTTCCAGATATAGCAGGAAGATCACATCCGCATCCATAGCGATCTGCCGGCTCTCACGGAGGTCGTACATGGTGGGAGCTTCGTTCTTCTTCCGCCTGTCATCCGGGGTCAGCTGGGACAGCACCACCGCCGTGATGCCGTGCTCGTGGCTCATTCGCTGCAGACCGCGGCTGATGGATCCAACCTCCTCCGGCCGTCCCCAGCCCTTTCGCCCGTCCGCCTCAACGAGCTGAAGATAGTCGACGAACACCACGTCATAGTGCCGGGACAGCGCCACGGACTGGATGTCTGCCACAGTGAAGCCGCTGCACTGCATGATCTGCAGGCCCGTCCTGCTGAGACTGGATGCAGCGTAGGCCAGCTCCTCCCACTCCTTTTCTCCCAGCTTGTTCTGTTTGATATCGCTCAGGCCGACCATGGCCTTGGCGGACATGATGCGGTCCGTCAGCTTTTCCTTGTCCGTTTCGTAAGAGAAAAAGCCCACCCGGTACTGCTGGGCCATCTTCATGGCCATGCACAGCGCCAGACACGTCTTTCCGGCGCTTGAATACCCGCCGATGACGCAGTAGTCGCCGCGCGCCGTATACACCCGCTCGTCAATGAAGTCGTAACCCCAGCGGATGTACTCCGTCTTAGCGGTCTGCGCATGGCGCTGGCAGAAGTTCTCCCACATCTGGGTCATGTCCCAGACCTCCACGCCGGACTTCAGGCTCATGGCGGCGTTGGCCTTCTCCATCAACTTTTCCGCTGCCGGAAGATCTTCCGTCTCCGCCAGCGCCGCGCCGATGCTCCGCAGCCGCCACACGATGCTCTCTCGTTTGAGGATCTCCACGTAGGAGCCCACGTTGGCACTGGTGGGCGTCACGTCCATCAGCTGCACCAACAGCTCGCCGTAGTCCTGCCCGGAGCGCTCCTTCAGCGCCGCGCCCACCGTCACGGGGTCGACCGGCTGCGCTTCCTGAAACAACTGCCGGATGCAGCCGTACACCGTGCGGTAGACCGACGACACGAACATAGCCTCCGACGTATCCGCCAGCACATCGGCAATACAGTCCGAATCGATCAGCATCGCACCCAGCACGGCGGCCTGCGCCGTCGCCAGCCTCTGGGACTGGATGGGGGCGTCAATTGTCATATCTCGTAGTCACCCTTCCTCTCCTGCACACGGGTGGATGCCGGCACGGCAGGGGAGGGCGCGTCCAGCTCGTCGGCGTCCTTCCACCTCTGGCCGTTTAGGAACGTGGCCACGTGGGGGATGCCAATGCC